AACATAGGTGATATTCACGACCCCTCTTTGCGTAGTAAAGCGAATATTGTTTTTGGTTATATAGACCAAGCCATAGCTAATATGGCCGCTCATAATCCTACGTTTAGTATTACAGCTAACTCTAAAGCAGGGGTTGGCTCAGAACGTGTTGTTTCTAAAGTAGTTAACTATTGGTATAAAGAAACCGATCAATTAAGACAGGACAAAAGAGTTCTTCTTGATGCTCATTTAGCACCTTTTGGCGGTAAGAAAATTGGTTATACAGCCGATTTAGACGCTCAAT